GCGGAGGCGACCAGCGACCTGAGCGCGATGACGGGGCTGTTCGAGGACGCCCTGGCCCAGGCCCTGGACATCACCGCGGACTGGCTCCGCCTTGGGCCGAACGGCGGCACCGTGGAGCTGGTGAAGGACTATGACCTGGAGGAAATGGACGCCCCGGGCCTTCAGGCCCTCCAAGTCGCACGCGAGAAGCGCGACATCAGCCGCAAGACCTACCTGAACGGCCTCCGCCTGCGCGGGGTCCTCCCGGAGGACTTCGATGAGGATGAGGACTGGGAGGAGCTGATGGAGGAAATCAGCGAGGCGATGGGCCGCGCTGGCTTGGACCTGGACCCGTCCCAGAAGAACCCGCCCGAAGGTGGGGAGGGTGAGGGCGAGGGCGAGGGCGGCGAAGGCGGAGAAGGCGGTGGAAATCCTGGAGGCGAGTCATGAACGTCTGGCACTTCTTGGGGCTCTGGCTCCTCCTGAGCATCGTCCTCGCCCCGTTGGTCGGGCGTTGTATCCACTTCGGCATGAACGGACCCAAGCCTGAGCCGGAGGAACGCTGATGGGGTGCCTGTACCGCGTGTCCTTCCCCAACGGGAAAGCCTACTTGGGCATCACGACCCAGACGGCCCAGGCCCGGTTCAAGGACCACTGTTCAGAGGCGGGCCGCTTGAAGCGGGAGAAGCCCCGGGGAGGCTCGCTGCTCCATCACGCCTTGAACAAGTACCCGGGTCAGGCGCAACTTGAAGTCTTGGTGATCGCGGATGACTGGGACTACCTTTGCGAGTTGGAACAAAGGGCCATTCAAGCCTTCGGGACCCGGAAGCCCAACGGCTACAACTTGACCGAAGGGGGTGAAGGCACGCCCGGCTATCGCATGCCGCCGGAGTCCCGGGAGCGCCAACGGCAGGCCGTCCTGGGGTCGAAGTGGAAGGAGGACGCCAAGCAACGCTTCTCGGAGCAGTGCAAAGGGCGCGTTATAACTCAGGAAGCCCGGGAAAAGATGGCCGCGGCGAAGCGTGGGAAGCCTTCTGGCAGGGCAAAGCCTGTTACGATTCAGGGGATCCATTATCCGTCCATACTCGCAGCCCAAAAGGAGCTGGGTCTGGGTTGGGACGCAATTCAAAAGGTACTGAGAAATGGCGACCTTCAACGAAAACTACCGTGACGCCGCGCTGCGTCACCAAATCGACCTGCGCCGCTACACCGCGGGCGTCACCAAGCGGGTCGCCCGTCTCCTGGAGGAGGCGGACCGCGACCTGACCGAACGCCTGCGCACCCGGCTCGCCCGCTTCGAGGGCCGTGACCTGGACTTCACCGGCGAACGCTGGAAGGCTCTGCTCACGGACATCCGCGGAGCCCGGGCCGCGGCCCTCGCGGAGTACAAGACCCTGGTGCGGGACGAACTCGGGCAGCTCGCCGTCCTCGAAGGCCAGGCCGAAATCGACCTGCTGCAGTCCTCCATCACGATTGAGGTGGGCTTCATGGCGGTGAACGCGGACCAGCTCCGGGCCATCGCCACCTCCCGCCCGTTCCAGGGCCGGTTCCTCCGGGACTGGTTCAGCACCCTGGAGGCGGTGGACCAGCAGCGGCTGACCACGGCCCTTCAGCTCGGGATGACGAACGGGGAGCCCATTGACGACATCGTGCGGCGGGTGGTCGGGACGCGCAAGAACGCCTATGCGGACGGCATTCTGTCGATGACCCGGCGAGACGCCCAGGGGATCGTCCGCACCGCGGTGAACCACGTATCCAACACTGCCCGGGGCTACGTCTGGGAAGCCAACAGCGACATCATCACGGCGAAGGTCTGGGTGAGCACGCTGGACGGTCGGACCACGGCTGTATGCCGCGCCCGGGACGGTCACGGGACCCCCGTGGGCGACAACGAGTTGCCTGCGGACATCCCCCTGCTCCAGCCCAAGGGGGCGAAACCCCCGGCCCACTTCAACTGCCGGTCTGTGATGGTCGCCTACATCGACGGCGTGGGCCTCCTGGGCAATCGCCCGACCGTGACGGACACCCGGACCCGCGCCAAGCGTGAAATCGACTTCCGCCGGATGGCGAAGGAGCAGGGCAAGCCGATCCAGGACATCAGGAAGGCTTGGGCCGCGGAGAACGTGGGCCGGGTTCCGGCGGCGACCACATATCAGGACTTCTTGAAGCGTCAGCCCGCGGGCTTCCAGGATGAGGTCCTGGGCAAGACCAAGGCCCGGCTGTTCCGGGAGGGCGGGCTGAACGTGGACCAATTTGTGGATCGGGCCGGCAACGAGCTGACCTTGTCCCAACTCGCGGAGCGCAAGCCGGACGCCTTCCGCAAGGCTGGCCTTGACCCTGAAAAGTTCTGAGGCTACAATATGAACCGTGCGTGAGGCACAACACTGGCGGGTGATCCGCCGACAATGAGGATACAATTATGGACTTTGAATTCACTCCGGTCGATTCCATCGACAAGGTCCCGGAACAGTTCCGGGGAATCTACAAGCAGGGCGATGATGGCAAGTTCGTCCCGGACGAAGCCCACAAGGGGATCGTGGAAGCCGTGACTGGCCTGAACCGCTCCCTCAAGGCTGCTCGCGCGGAGGCGAAGGCCAAGACCTCCGTGGACCTGACCCCGCTGGCTGACTTCGGTGCGACGCCGGAGGAAATCAAGGCCAACATCACCACGAAGCTGACCGAACTCCAGAACGAACTGGCCAAGGGCGGCGAGGCCAAGCTGAATCTGGACAAGGTTCGCCAGGAGCTGGCCGATGCGCACGCGAAGGACCTGAAGAAGGCCGGAGCCCGCGCCGAAGCCCTCCAGAACCAGCTGTATGGGCTCCTGGTCGAGAACGCCGCCACTGCCGCCGTCGCGGAGCTGAAGGGCGTCCCGGAACTCCTGCTGCCGTTCATCAAGAACCAGGTCAAGGTTGTCGAGCAGGACGGTGAATTCAAGGTGTTCGTGGTCGATGCCCAGGGTGACCAGCGTTACTCGGGCGTGACCGGCCAGCCCATGACCATCCGCGAGCTGGTCAGCGAAATGAAGGCCAACGAGAAGTATGGCCGCCTGTTCGAGTCGGAAGCCCCGGCGGGCGGCGGCATGCCTCCGCGCGGGGGTCAGACGCCTCCGCGCCAGCCCGGCAAGGTCCTGACGGCCAACGAAAAGATCGCCCAGGGCCTCGCCAAGGGTCAGTACAAGGCGGGCCGCGGTCGGGCGTGACGGATCGGGGAAGCCCCCAAGTTTGTCCAGGGGGCTTCCCTTTTTCGCAACTTGGTACTATACTGACGTCACTTTTGGTTGTATAGCCAGAGGCGAAGGCCCACAGGAGTGATTCCGCGGGCCGCGACGGAACACCGGGTGATCCGGCACGGCTGAAACCGCTTGATTCATCAACTTCTGAAGGAGGGCCAATCATGGCTTCTGTTACCCTCGACGAAAGCGCCAAGCTGGCCCAGGACGAACTGGTTGCTGGCGTGATCGAAAACATCATCACCGTCAACCGCATGTTCGACGTGCTGCCCTTCGACTCCATCGAGGGCAACAGCCTCGCGTACAACCGCGAGAACGTCCTTGGCGACGTCATCATGGCCGGTGTCGGCACGACCTTCTCCGGCGCGGGTGCCGGTAAGGCCGCTGCAACCTTCACCAAGGTCAACTCCAACCTCACCACCATCATGGGTGACGCCGAAGTGAACGGCCTGATCCAGGCTACCCGCTCCGGCGACGGCAACGACCAGACCGCTGTCCAGATCGCCTCCAAGGCGAAGTCCGCTGGCCGCAAGTACCAGGACCAGCTGATCAACGGCACCGGCGCGGGCAACGAGTTCGCGGGCCTGATCCAGCTGTGCGCCTCCGGCCAGAAAGCGACCACCGGCGCGAACGGCTCCAACCTCAGCTTCGACATCCTGGATGAGCTGATGGACCTCGTGGTGGACAAGGACGGCCAGGTGGACTACCTGACCATGCACGCGCGTACCCTGCGCAGCTACAAGGCGCTGCTCCGCGCCCTGGGCGGTGCGTCCATCAACGAGGTTGTCGAGCTGCCCAGCGGTGCGGAGGTTCCGGCCTACTCGGGCACCCCGATCTTCCGCAACGACTACATCCCGACCAACCAGACCAAGGGCACCGGCACCAACGCCACCACGATCTTCGCTGGTACGCTGGATGACGGTTCGCGCACCCACGGCATCGCCGGTCTGACCGCGAC